CCAGCTGAGTGCTCCCGGACCCACGTTGGGTCTCCGCGTACTGCGTCTACGCCTCCATCGGAGGTGCAATAATGACACGGTTCGCGTCTGGTACGGATGGACTTCGGTCCTGGAACCGTACTTGGGAAGTTCAAAGAGCTCCATTCGTGGAGCCCCTACCTTTCCAATTTGTCGCTCGTAATGAGACGGCATACCCCTACACCGACGGTACTTACCAGGTAAACGATGAGGCATACATGCTCACCGTACCCACTAGTACAGACAATTCGCGTCTAAACAACGTGATCACCAATGCTCGAAACCGAGCGGTGAGTCGGATGAAGGAGGGGCGGGGTGCAGCCCTTGGGCTCACCTTGTTAGATTGGCGGTCTAGCCACAATCTACTCGCTAACGCGTTTAAGGCACTTGCATCGAAAGCTGCCCGTAAGACACTCTATTACAAGAAGAGGAGCTCTGCTCTTTACCTTGAGGGTGTCTTTGGATGGCTTCCTTTGATGCAGGACGTTCATGACGCGTTTGAGACTCTATCGGAGGCTCACAGAAGCTCGCCCGTGAGGGCGAAGAATAGTATTGTCTACTCAACTAAGAGCAACAGTACTAACGGCCGCTTTACAGTTCAAACCGAACTAGGAGCTATGGTCGGCGCGCAGGGTCGGATGCATAATCCTAACCTCGCTCTTCTGAGTGATTTGGGTCTTATCAACCCACTTGCTGTTGCGTGGGATAAAGTTCCTTATAGTTTTGTTGTCAATTGGTTCATCCCGATTGGCTCTTACTTAAACTCGTTGACCGACCTAGTCGGCTATACAACTGAGAGAGCTTTTGTCACTACGCACGTCCGAAAGACGGCAGCAGGCGCAGTTCGGGTCCAAGATCCGGACACAGGGAAGCTGGTTTGGCGAGACAGGACGGTGCGGCACGTTCGCGTGAAACGCACGCTGGGTTTCCCAGCTCCGTCTTTTCCACCCTTTCAGTTACCTACGGCAGACCTCTTTAAAATCCTTGTTTCCTTTTCGTTGTTGAATGAAAATCTAAATAGCGCCCCACGGAACATCCGTGGGCGTTGATAGTCGCCAGCACCGAGACAGAGAAACTTAACCCATTGATATCCCCAAGGAGCTTTATCATGCCCCAACTCGCAGACATTACTGCCAAAAATGCAGCCGCCGCTAACGTGGTTTTCAAGGGCCTCGTCCCTGCGTCCGGTGAAACTCCGGCGCTGTGGCGTGCTCAAGCTGTGGTACCTGTACCGGCTGCTCAGCCGTATATGTCCATCAGCCATCGCAAGAATGCCGATCGCTCGGCACAGAAAGTGACTGGTGTTATTGGTGTCCCATTCTACACAACCGATGCCTCAACGGGCAAGGTCGCGGTAGCGGGCACTATGCCGTTCAACTTCTCTATCACGAAGCCTGACTCGGTTCCTGACAGCTTCGCTAGTGATTTCGCTGCCTACGTGCAGTCGTTGATCAATAGCGCGCTGTTCAGGGATATCCTGATCAACGCCTTCTCGGCTACTTAAGCCTGATAGGAAAGAGACTATGCAGCAATTGTATAGCCTGGTGGCGCACATGGCGTCCACCCTGAACACCAGGGAAGGTGATTTGATGGCGGAAGCTATTAGGTCCCACGACTGGCACGCACTCAACTGTGTTGAGATAGCGCCTGGCAACTTTGCCGACCCCGAGTCCTACTGGCGCCATTCGCAGGTCAAGGAAATTCTCCGCAAGGGGGAATTCCTTACCGGCGACCCGGCACCATTAGAGAAAAAGGCCGTTGAGGAGTTCTCTCGCTGTGAAGCGTTAAACTTTATATCTAACCACCGCATCCGCTCCGTACTCTTAGAAAAAGCCCTTATGGGGCCCTCTGAGTTACGCATCTGGGAGTTCTTCCAAGATGTGAAAAAAGAAGTGGCTGTTTGTCTGGGAAACCTCCCAGATTTCGGTGAATTGATTCCTCGTTTCGGACCAGGGGCGACGTTCAGCGAGCGAAGACCTGTCTGCCTAGCGGCTGACAAAATTCAAAACCTTCCGACCCTTACACCAAGTGCCTCAGTCTTCATCCCTGATTGGGAGGGGACTGCTTGGGCTCGCTCCGTGCGCGGTAAGCGCGTGGGCCTTGGATATAGCTTCAAAGGCTATTGTAAGGATTGGTCTGAGCCTGAACGGGTTCGCGGTAATCGCTTTACGACAGTGCCTAAAGACGCTTTCAAACGTCGTGGTATTTGTATTGAGCCCTCTCTCAACGTGTACTATCAACTAGGTGTGGGAAACTATATTCGGCGGAAGCTGAAGAAGGTATTTCGCATCGACTTAAAGTACGACCAGCAACGCCATCGTGAGATGGCCTGTTGGGGGAGTTCGCATGGTGGCCTGGCCACCATAGACCTTACCTCTGCATCTGACCTCATCTGCTTGGAGCTCGTGAGAGCTCTACTCCCTCCCCTGTGGTTCGAACTGCTTCTTTCGTTACGCTCACCCTACACTTTTATTAATGGAAGGTGGCACCGACTTGAGAAGTTCTCATCCATGGGTAACGGCTTCACATTTGAGCTTGAAACGCTCATCTTTGCGGCCATCTGTCGAGTCGTGAGCCGCCGTCACGGGTTCAACCCTGACGAGCTCGCCTCAATCGACATGCTGGGGCAATATGGCGATGACTGCATCGTCCCTATTGAGTTATCAGATGATGTGCTAGCGGTCTTCAGTTGGTGCGGCTTCCAAACCAATCTGAAGAAAACTTTCACCAGTGGTCCTTTTCGTGAATCGTGCGGCGGAGACTTCCACTCGGGAGTCGATGTGCGCACTTTTAAAATCACGGAGGATATTGATGAACCGCGAAAATGGATCTCCTTTCTTAATGGGTTGTGGAGTGTGGCTCGTCCAGACATTCACGATCCTAGCCGTGTGCCTTTCATTAGGCATCTTTATCGTCATGGCCTGGCTGCTTTGCCAAACAATGTACGACGGCTTAAGGGTCCGGAGCACTACGGTGACCTCGTCATCCACGGTACCCTCGACGGAGGCAGCCGGCGCGAGCCAACTGTCACTATCGGAGGTATTGTGTATTACAGAGGTTGGGTGCCTATCCAAAACCGCGTCCCCTGGAAGTACTTCACTCCAGGATCACGGATTGCGTCGGCCCTCTACGGCTGCGCCAGCGAAGGATTAACCTCCCTAACGATGCCTATATCGGGTTATCGCGTTGAATGGATCGGCATGCCCGAATTTCCAGGTCGGAGATTCGTGCAGTA